TTATGAGAAAACCGCGATGAGCGATTTTCGAGGAAAGAAACGTTCATTATCATAAAAAGAAAACTCTCTATCTGAAAATAACAATATCAAAAATGTTACCCTACTTTAGAATATTCTTTTTTATAAAAAAGCAAATATTTTTTTCAAGAAAAAGAAAAATTGAAGAAAGATTTGATTTTTCCAAAAATTTTTATACAATACATGAGCTTCTTAATCTACCGCAACTTGCGATGCTCCCCAAGAATCTCGCAAATCGTGCAGGTATATTTATTTTTCAATTATTATTATGGCAGCAAAACCTATTAAAGGATACATAAAACTTCAAATAAAGTGAGGACAGGCCAATCCTGCACCTCCAGTCGGTCCAGCTCTCGGGCAACACTGAGTAGCAATTCCGGAATTTACGAAACGTTTCAATGATGAAACCAAAGACAGAATGGGGCAAACGCTTCCGGTGATTATTACGGTGTATGAAGACAGGAGTTTTGATTTTATCGTAAAACAACCACCTGCGGCGGTACTTATTCTCGAGAAACTCGGCATCAAATCGGGTTCAAAAGTTCCTCAAAAAGAAAAAGTTGGGAATCTGACTTTTGATCAACTCAAAGAAATAGCGACACAAAAAATGGTCGATATGAATGCTATTGATCTTGCTGGAGCTATGAAAGTTATCGATGGGACAGCTCGTCAGATGGGAGTAACTTCAGATATACACAATATGAGTATATCTGAAGTGAGAGCAAAACTCGCGTAGTTTTGCTCTCAAAAAAGAACATGTGTTCTTTTTTGCTCCCATCGTCGGAGTACCAAGTGAACATTTATCAATCGAAAGGTTTTATATAACGATTTTTCCGCTATGTAAAGCCTTTTTTCGTGGTCATACAAAAGTTCGACGGTGATGTTGTTGATGATGTCTAATTTCTTCTCATCACTACACCTTTTCCGCATATCATTCAGCTCTACGTAGAGTTCGACGAGTCTATTAAGGTTGTCGAGAATTTGGGAACTTTGCATAGTGAGAGCGATGAGTTCTTGTTGCAGGATAGTTTTTTCATTAACCAGTTCATTTTTTTGCTCGAGAAACTCTTCTCCGGTCAATTCTCCTCAGATTCTCATATTTGTGAGTCCTTTGATATGGGATTCGATTTTTGCTATTTTTCTCTTCAAACGCTTCTCTTCATCTTTATTTGCAGAGAGTTGATCTTGATTTTTCTGAGCTATCATTTCTTTTACTGATTCTCGATACCCTTCAGGAATACAATAGTCTTGAATGTGTTTGTCAAAATAGTCAATAATTTTTTGTTGATTGAGATAGATTTTACTGTCATTGATAGAAGAATGCAGATGAAAATATATATATCTGTTTTTTGCTACACTGCACGTCATCTTGGTGCGTTCTCAGGATGCATCAATATACCATACTTTTCCTTGTAATACGCTTTTTATTTTTCCATAATCTAAAAACACTCCTCTTCCGTAATTATTGGCTTTATCGAATAGTTTCTTGGAAATGATAGGCTGATGATTTCCCTCGATGAGTTCTCATTTATAGGAAATAATTCCGTAATAATACGGATTTTTAACAATTCTATTTATAACTGATCTGTGTATTTTCTCTCCTTTTCGAGTTCGAAATCATTCGCAAAACATTTGGTCAGTAATGAGTGTGAGTGAACATCATTCTGCTTTCATTTCAAAAATTCGTTGAATAAATCTCGTATCATCAGAGGTTTTTACTTTCCCACCATCATTGCGATCTATATAATATCACAATGGAGGATTCCAGCTGGTTCCTCCCGAACGTACTTTTTGGTCAATTCATTTTTTTACTCGAAACTGATGGTCTATGGAGTATTGATTTGCCATTGCGAGAAAGAGCGACAATGAGATGATTTGATTTCACTCAAATATTCCTTGCGTGGAATATATTCTCGTGATTTTTCTCTCAATGACGAGTTGTTTTATGGCTCATTCGTCGATTGGATTTCTTGCAATTCTATCGATTTGGTATACGATGAGTGTATCTGCGTCTCCGGCTTGAAAAATTTGTATCATTCTTGCAAATCAGTCTCTTTTTTCTCTCGTAAATGCACTTTTTGCCTCGACAATTTGCTCGATGACTTCGATATTATTCTTTTGTGCAAAATCAATACACCACTCGAGCTGAATATCGAGGCTCTGCTGTTGGTGCGTCTGATCGTCGGTTGATTTTCTACAGTAGATTATTGCTTTCATAGAGTTGTTGAATTCTTTTAGTGATTATATTGCTTTCCACTCAAAATATCTTTTCTAGTATCGTTGTATCCCATCCGTGTCTTTCTCATTCTTCCTTCAATTCTTCAGCAGGAAGAAGAGATTCCATGGCAAATGTATCAGCTCGTTTTTCTATAAATTTATTTCGGTAAAAGAGTGATGTCGGCGTATCTCAAAAGTGATAGTGTCACAATTCATGACAAATATTGAAGCGTTTTTTGTAGAGATGTTTGTTTTGATTAACGCAAATATATTTCTTGTATAAAAAACCTAACACATTTTCGAGATCGAGATAATGTATATCTATCTTTTCATCTTTGATATATTCTTTTACTGAGAGAGGAAGAGTACGATGAGTCATAGTTGTTAATTGATAACGTTTCCGTCTTTGAGGTTTTGTAGGAGTTCTGGTAAAAAACTATAGTCAGGAGGATCAAAGAGCGTAGCAACGGCACACTTTTCAACAAGATATTTCATCTGAGGAACACTCAGTTCCCAACTCTCAGCAAATGTTTGCCACTGCGTTTCGGATGATTCTTTTTGGTGATAGTTGATGGTTATTGATCTACAGCTTAAAATATCGGTTTCATTTTTCTCGATCATTTTCTCTATTACTTCTATTCGTTCCTCAATAGGTATTTTCTCTGATGGTACCGGTTTTTCGTCTTCTTTTACTATTTCTACCTTCTCTCATTGTTCTTTTTGTGGCTCTTTTGTTTCATTTTTGACCTGAGGATTATTACTTCCGGCAACTACAGCGAGTACTATGAAAATGAGAATCCCTGTAACAATCGGGTGCCTTTTTACCCAATGCTTTTGTTTTTGTGGGGATTGTGGTTCTGTCATATGCAGTTTTATGGAATAAATTATTCTTCGCTCAGAGAATGTATAAATGCTCTCATTACTTTTAGATCACGTTCCGTTGGTTGCTTGCCTGTTTCTTTCTGCATGAGAACTTCCAGTAAATCCATAGAGTCTAAATCGATTTCTTTGAGAGTATTGACATTGATATCGGGAATAAAATTGATATCTTTTCCGGTGGAGTGTTTATATTCTTCTTCTCGTGCTTCGTTGACCAGCTCTTTAAACTCTTGAGGTTTCATACCTGCTCAGAGGGCGATTTTTTCATATTGTGCGAGATTTTTAGTTGTTCTTTTTCCGTTCAGAAGTTCACTCATATATGGTTGTTTCAATCCAATGGTATCTTCGAGACTGAGGAGTGATAATTTCTTTTGTAGTATATAGTTATATACTTTTCTTCCTAAGTATTTTCAAAAGAAATCGTCATCAAATGTCTTTTCTTTTATCACTGTAATCACCGTTAATAAAGTAATTTTACACCATTATTATACACAAAAATAGTAAAAAATACAAATTTTCTGCAAAAAAGATTTGCAATATCACCAAAAGTAGATATAATTTATTTGTGGATAGAAAAGTTCTTTAACATTTGAGAGAGAAATCTCGGTAGTATGGAGTAAAGATTATACGAGGACACCTTAGAGAGGAAAACCTTAGAATTGCTTTACGTAGATATACTATTTTTATTTTAATTATCACTATAATAGGAGATTTTATGAATAAATTACAGCAGATTATTACTCAAAACCCCTGAGTCCAAACAAGGTTAATATATAAGTATAGAATATCGTCCCATACGATTCAGAAGGCGATGGATAACAAACCGATTGTGCGGAGGAGTAAAGAGAAAATCCACAATGCACTCAAAGATCTGAGATTGATAGATGAGACGCAAGATATCAACTGATTATTTTTTAACCATGAATACAACAAAGATACTGTTTAATGCAATATGAGAGAAACAGATTTGGATATGGAACGGAGATGCATATATCAACAATGCTCCCCTATTTTGAACCTTTGAAGAAATATTTTTAGAAGATGCTCAGTCTTTTATCAATATTCTTGAGATTTTATATACTTACTAAAAATATGAAACCGATACCTCTTTGTATAACTCTGGGTATGACACTTGCTATCGTTCATACACCGGGCTGAATGGTGTTGTGTGCATCTCTACTGATGGCTTACTGAATTATGATGAATCTCAAGGAAAGCAATATGTTAGATGAATGGACGCATACCCATTGAATATATCGTTGCAATATGGCAACAAAAAGAAAGAGACGCAATGAGATGAGATAAAGGTCTCTTTTATTATTTAACTTTTTACAAACAAATTATGTTACAAATTAAAAAATTTATGCCGACTACGCATAAAATTAAGGCTCTTATATACTGACCGAGTGGGAGCGGAAAAACGAGCTTTGGTTGAACCGCACAAAATGTCATCTTTGCATCGGCGGAAAATGGACTTTTGTCCATTGCAGAAAAATGAGTGGATTACGTTGAAATAAAACAACTCGAAGATCTGACACAATTACGTGATTTTCTTAAAAAATGAGATCACAAATATGAAACACTCGTGATTGATAGTATTACAGAAATAAGCGATATTATTAAAAATGGAATTGAGAAAAAAACAGGAAGAAAAATGCAAATTCAAGACTGGTGAGATCTGGCTTCAGCGATAGAGAAAATTATAAAAGATATAAAAGAAATCGATATAAATGTCCTGGTAATCGCTCAAGAATTGCAAATCCAAGATGAAAACAAGATTTCTCAAATTGTTCCAAGTCTCAATGGAAAATCCAGTACAAAAATATGCTACTACATGGATATTGTGGGATATATCTTTGTAGATAAAAATGGGAAAAGAACTATTATTACCAATTCTAGTGATAAATTTCTCACCAAAGATAGAACGGGAAAAATAGGAAACGATCAAGAACTTGATTTTGAAAGATGGAAGGATCTCGTAAAAAGTATAGCTATATGAACGGAGGAAGTGGTGGAGAATGTTCAGGATGAAAACGAACAAAAACAGACGCAACTCTACGAAGAATATACACAGAAACTCAAAAAATGTAAAAATGAAGATCTTCTGAAAGGGGTTTTTACAGAGATTCATCGAAATAAATCCATGTTTACTGAGAGTCAGTATAATGATCTTTCTGCCCTCAAGGATGATATGAAGGTGTCTTTAAAAAAGAAAGTGGGTGTCACGCAAGCTACTCCACAGAAGGCTCAAAAATAGTATTTTTTATATTTTAATTTGAAATTATGACCAATATTGACAGAAAGGTAAAAAGCCTGAGTTGGAGTAAAGTATATTTGTGGCTCAATGATAGAAAGAATTTTATAAAAACGTATTTCGAGGGTGAACCATTTTTTGCGACTAAGGAGGTTATTTTTGGATCGGTGCTGGGTGCGATGATAGAATTACAAGAATTTGAAGATGAGGACAGAATTATACAACGAGTTATGAGTGATTTGTACTGAAATTTTGTGGAAGATTATAGAAAGGAAAGAATTGCGAGAGAATGTGTGAATACGATCAAGCAAAACACGCAAATGGTGGAACAGATTCACGAACTCTTTTTTGATTTTGGGAGTGAATTTGAGAGGAAATTACAAAATGATGTCAACGGTGTGTATGTGTCGTGATTTGTGGATAATTGTCGCAGTGATCTTACTCATATTTTTGAATTTAAGACTGGGAAAACTCCGTGGGATGAGAAACGAGTATCCAACCATTGACAGCTTGATTTTTATGCTCTTTTAACATATTTGGAAAAGTGATATTTTCCTGAAAAGATAGAACTTCTTTGGTTTGAAACGACTGAGAATGATGTCGGAAAAATTGAACTCACTGGAGAAATACACAGGTTTTCCTATGATGTTGAGCAGCATAAAGACAGAATATTAGCTTGGCAGGAAAAGCTTCCAAAAATCTTTGATGACATCCAACAAGAATACGAAAGACGGTTGACATCTCAAGAGGAGAAAATGGATATTGATACGGAGATATTTGCAGAGTATGCGGAATTAGAAAGGGATAAGAAGGCAATAGAAATGCAACAGAAAAATTTAAAAGAACAAATGGATACGCAACTGAAAGCGAAAAATATTGATCATTTTAAACTCGATGGAGTAGGAATGTTTTACTATACCAAAAGGCAAACGTGGGAGTATGACGAGACTATAAAAGCCAAAGAGGCAGCAATTCAGACCCAAATGCAAGAAAAACTTGAAGAAGTACATGTGCTGAAAAAAGAGTTTGAAGAAAAAAATGACCCCAAAGTGACGCTCAGCCTATCATGTAGGGTTGGATAGTACTTATTTTTTAATTTTCATTACCAATGAAAATCGGAACCAACAGCGAAATTATCGCCTTTTTACAAACCGCACAGGAGGGAAAATATATGTGTAAACTCCTGAAGCAAAAAGCATGTATTTCTGCGACATCGTGTTATTTACAACTGACTTTTGAATGCTTTAAAAAGGATGCTGAAGTCGTGTCATAATTTTATTTCCCCGTTATTTTCTATGAAATATATTCAACTATTTACCGATTCGCTCGAAATTCTCGACGATCTCACCCATGAACAAATCGCTGATTTACTTCTCGCGATACGTGATTACTCTAAAGGGAAAGAAGTGAAACTGACGTGAGTAATGAAAGCACTCTTTGTGCAATTTAAACAGTGAATTGATAGAAGTAAGGAAAACTACAATACTCTCGTTGAGAATGGGAAAAAATATGGTCGCAACAGAACAAAAAAAGAAGAAAACCCAGCAACCGAAAACAAAGCAAAGCAAAATAAAAATAGCTCAGCGAATAAAAAAATAGCTCAGCGAACAAAATGAAAGCTCCTCAAAGAAGACGAAGACGAAGAAAAAGAAGATAATAAAAATATATTACTATCTAGCGATAGTAATATACAAAAAGCTGACGCTTTTTATGAGTTTGATTTTTCTCAAGAGTTTTGGGATTTGTTCGCTCTATTTGAAAAACATCGAAAGGAAAAAAGGCAGAAACTCACACAAATAGCGAGGGAAAGAATGTTGAAAAACTGCCAAAAATACGGCGAAAAAATCGCCATGCAAGCTCTCGAAGAGTCGCTGAGAAACGGACGGACTGGCGTATTTTTTGAGAAATGTAAAGACAAAAAACTGACTCCAGAAGTCCGAAAAATGGATTGAATCGATTTTAATTTTTTAGAATAAAACTTTTTATGAAACCATGAAATCATTCCGATGTTACGCATGTTAGCTTCGCAAAATACGACTTTGAGAAATACGATTTTTCTCGCAACTTGCTTTTTTGTGGAAACGTGTGAGTTGGGAAGACGTATACTGCTAGGGAGATTTTGAACACATACAAAAACTTGGATAAACACCCGAAATTATGGACGTATGAGGTGTCTGACGCACATTTCAAACAGCTCGTAAAAAGTAATTTGCTTGTTTTGAGGAAACCTGAAGACTACTCCACTGATCTTGAAAACTATCCGCTAGAAATGATGCTGAGGGTGGATGTATTGTTGTATGATGATCTTGGAGTAAGTGACACATCTGAAGCCTATTTGAGAGATGTGACGTATATTCTCGACGAGCGAATAAAAAAACAGCGAAGGACTATTTTTACCACCAACCTCAAACAGTCTGAACTCAGAGAGAGACTCAATGATAGAATTGTGAGTAGAGTACTCTATAACTGCGATGTCATCGGTATGATGTGAGACGACCGCAGAATGACGACGACACAATATTTTTCTTACTTTGAAACACATGGAAGAAAATCTCACCAAAAACGACCTAAAATGGATTCATAATCCATTTACCGCGTCAGACTTACGATATATTCGCCGAGTCAATAAAATATTTACTTTTTATGTATGAAAGCATAAATATATGAAAACCGTTACCGTCGTTGGAAAATATTACCAATCATACCAGCACTACTGCATCAGTGAAATGCAACCATGACATATAGTGCAACTGAATCTTCAACATAAATGGAAAAAGGAGAGTTGTTCTGTTCATATTCGAGTACTCAGAATCGACCCGAAAAATACTGGGAAAATGCTCGGAACGTGAATGTGGGATAATACCGGAAGAGATTTTTTATTTCACATAAATTATATCTATCGAAACTACTCTCTTGACCCCATAGTTGTTTGAAAAAATGACTACAAACGTAAAAGATTCGTCAAGTTTTCTAGAAAACCATAATATGAGTTGATTTTTCTCTAAAAATATATAGTATTATAAAAATAACCTTTATCATATGGAACCACTTTTTACCGCTCATGGAGACGATGTTTTTCTTGATATTTATCAGGAGAAAATAGTAATAAGACGAAAAAATACATGGGGGAATGCACTAATTTACTGACTCGTATGAGAAAAAGAAATCCAAATTTCTCAAATCTCTGCCATACAATTCATGGGAGTCAAAACTTTTGGGAAGGGATATATTCAGTTTGTGTTTCTTGGGTCACAAGACAATAAAACGGGTATAGCGTGAGCGGTATCAGACGAGAACACGTGTATGTTCCTGAAAAAACAACAACCAGAGTTCGAACAAGCAAAAGACATGATAGAAGATCTGCGGAAACAGGCAAAAAACTCATCAACTGCATACTCAGTGGCTGATGAGATCGAAAAATTCTTTACTCTGAAAGAAAAGTGAGCGATTACCGAAGAAGAATTTCAAGCAAAGAAAAAAGAACTCTTGTGATGATAGACCATATGTCACGAAAGCTTAGTTGGAATACTGAGCTTTTTTTGACCTCATTTATTTTTTAATCGAACTGGTATGAAAAAACAGCAAAGCAGAAAAACACGAGAACTCAGGAGTATTATATACCATTTATCCTTTGTTCTCCATTTTAAAGACCAAGAAATTGCCGATAAAATTGGCATATCGAGAAGATATGTTAATAAACTCAAAAAATTTGATTAAAAACTTGACAATGAGTACCAAAACCGAATAATTTTGAGTAGGTATTTTATACTCTCTCACACAACACAGCTGTTGAGTGAGGTAAGTTAAGAAAAAACACGTTAAAGACTTTTCATCAATTCCACAAATTTTCTTCACTTTACTGACTCAATACACTTTACAATGGCGAAACATATCCTCAATATTTCAAAGATCCAAAAGGAGTTCATTGAACTGGCAGTGAATGAGATTGTTCCGTATGTAAGAAATAATAAAAAACACACAAAAAAAGACATTGATGAAGTGGTAAAATCGATTCAAAAAAATGGATATATTTCTCCGATTATTATTGATGAAGCAAATATTATTATTGCCTGACATGGAAGACTCTTAGCACTTCAAAAATTACAGATTCCGAAGATAAAAGTGTTACAAATCTCTGGCATGAGTGAAGAGCAAAAAAAGGATTATCGAATCAGAGATAACACAACCGCACTTCTTGCTGAGTTTGATATAGATAATTTGAAAATAGAACTCAAAGACCTCGGAGATTTCTCAATTGATTTGTTTGATCATTTCCATGATATGAATGTGGATATATGGGGATCGGATGATGAGAAAGTGTATATTGAAGCAATAGAAGATGTTGTCCCCGATATAGATGGTGAACACATTGTGGTGAAAAATTGAGATATATTTCAACTCTGAGATCATTTTTTGAAATGTTGAGATGCGACATGTGACGAAGATGTGGTCGACTTATTGCAATGACGTCAGATTGATATGGTATTGACTGATCCGCCGTATTTTATGAACTATGAATGAAGTGGTATCGGAAGAATACAAGAAAATGGGAAAAGAAAGGGGAAAAATGGACGTAAAATCCTCAACGATAATCTCAAGTGAGAAGAAGCAATACAGTTTTTAGAATGATTCTTACATGTCGTAAATACATATTGTAAATGATCATGGTACATATTCTTTTATCGTTTATGACTCCATAATCTCTTTCGAGCTCTTGAAAATCAAAAAATGCAGTACAGAAATGTGATTATTTGGAAAAAAGATCATTTCAATCTATCGAGCTCAGATTATAAATCACAATATGAACCTCTTGTGCATGGATGGGCGGATAATTATCACCCCATATTGTACGGCTGGAACGGAGAGCATAGATTTTATGGAAAAAAATGAACAACGGATATTATTGACGATGTGCAAATATCTTCAGTGATAGCAAATAACAAAACGTGCAAAAATGATCTCCATCCTACCATGAAACCGATTGCACTTTTGGAGAAAATTCTCAATAATTCTACACTCCCAAAACATACCGTATTAGATCTTTTTGGTGGAAGTGGTTCTACGCTGATTGCTTGCGAGAAAAAGGAGAGAGTGTGTTATATGATGGAAATGTCACCAGAGTATTGTCAGGTTATTATGAGGAGATTTGCTGATGTGACCAATATGAGTAAACAAATCCAGTGTTTGAATAGAGATGTTGATGTGAATAGTATCATAAAAAGACACTATTATGAAAAAAGTTGATAAGAATGTAAAAAAATCACAAAAGAAAGGCGTATGACAGAGAGGTAAGGCAAAGCCGATGATACAAAAGGAGGCTCTCAATCTTGCATATAAGAAAGAATCTGCTGAGAGTCTTTTAAGTAATTTAAAACCTAAAAAAGATATTCCAGAAAAGAAAAAAAAGAGTAAAAAGGGAGGGAGACCGCCCGTGATGGATAAAAATACACTGGAAAAACTGAAAGTGTGTTTTTCTGTTGGGATGACTAATGAACAAGCATGTTATTTCTGCGGAATCCATGATTCAACTCTATACAAATTTCAAAGAAATAACGAAGAGTTTAAAAAGGAAAAAATATACTCAAAGAAAATATTACACTTCAGAGTCGTCTTAATATTGGAAAGGCTATAAAAAATGGAAGTGTTGCTGATAGTTGGAAGCGGTTGGAGAAAAAAGATCCTGAATTTAGGGGAAAAATCAATATATTGCAGTGAGATGGAGAGGGAGTGATAGGAAAAATAATTATTGAGTAAAAATAACCAAGTCTTTAATGGATATCACAGAACTTCATTTTAAAACGGCAAGTAAAAGTCAAAAACAAGCACTGAATCTTTTGCTCTATGATACCACGATTACTGAAGTCGGTTTTTGAGGTATGGCGTATGGATGAAAAAGTTATATCTGAGTCGCTTGGCAATGGATGATGCGAATGCTCTATCCAGGAACGGCTGGCTTTTTTGGTAGAAAAGAGTTGAAGAATCTAAAAAGGACGACTCTTGAGACCTATTTTAAGTTTTGTTTGGATTATAATATTCCAGAAATCCAACGAGGCAATTTGAATACCCAGGAAGGAGTCATTAACTACGATATGGAAGTGATACTATGAAACAAGTATAAGGGCGTGACTAGTAAAATATATCTGCTTGATCTTGCTCGTTATCCCAATGATCCACTTTTTACTCGTTTTGGTTCTATGGAATTGACGGACGGATTTATCGATGAGAGCAATGAAGTTGATATTGGATGTATTACTATTCTGCATACGAGAATTGGGAGACGTCTGAATGACAAATATTGACTTTGTGGAAAAATATTAGAAACATTCAATCCTGATAAATGACACATATATCGAAGATACCGGAAACCGTTTCAATCACACTCCATGCCAAAAACGCGTATTTTTATCCCGTCCTCCGCTTACGATAATAAATTTTGAGATAAAAACTATATTAAAAGTCTTGAAAATATGCCGGAATGAAGTCAAAAAGAGCGACTTTTACGAGGGAATTTCGAATATGATGATACTCCAAATAAGCTCTTTTTTGATAATAATATTGCCAATCTCTTTTCTAACTATACATCGGAATGAGGAGAGAAATATATTGTCGGGGATGTGTCGAGGATGTGAAGAGATTTAGCACCTCTGTTCGTATTTGAGTGACTCAAACTGATTGATTTTGTTATTTTTGAGAAATGTAAAACGACAGAGTATAGTGCAAAAATTCACATACTCCGCAAAAAGTATAACATAAAACTCAGCAATGTGGCAGTAGATGAAGATGGAGTGGGAGGTGGTGTCGTTGATGAAACATGATGTAGAGGAATAGTGAACAATGCCAGACCACTTCCTGAATGAAAAGATGAAGACTGAAGGGATATTATTCCCAACTATGAAAATCTAAAAACGCAGCTCTATTTTAAACTCGCAGGTGAAGTAGAAAAGTGAACGATGGACTTGAGAATCTTACCACCGGAGTATCAAGATAAACTCTTTGAGGAGTTGAGTGTGATGACTCAAAGAGATGTCGATAAAGATGGGAAAAAGAAGATTATCAGCAAAGATGAAATCAAGAAGAAAATATGACGAAGTCCCGATCTAGCTGATTGTTTGGTATACAGGATGTTTTTTACAGTTGGAAATCAGGACAATAGGGGAACGTTTCATTTTACTATTTTATAAAAATGCTATGTGAGGATGAGATAAAATTCGAATAAAAGAACCAAAAAAACCATTTGAGTGTCGATTTCTCACGCAAGCGACATGGGATACCCTCACTCTTAAGGAGAAGGATTATCTCGTATTACTTTATCAGAGAAAGTTTACTACTTCTCAAATAGCACGAGTATTGCATATTACTACGTATTCCGCATACGGAAAATTTAAAGCGAGGGTACGAAAAAAGATACAAAGAGACCTTGAAAAATACCAAGTATAATGAGAAAATAATTGACAATACGTGCCATAATAGGAATATGAGTATATTATACTCTTCTTTTTTACTATGAAATACACCTGAAGGTCAGTCAACGTGGGACTATGAATAGAAACGATTAGAGGAACAGTTACTCCTCCAATTACTTGGCAACCGAAAACCGATTTTGACTATGAAACAAGGGTAGAGAGAACAGAAGACGAGGCAAGTCTTGGGGTAAAAGCTGATAGTCAAGATAGTTTTATCACCAAAATATATGGTGATGGAGAGGTAAAAAGTAATGTGTATGTAACTTGAATTGGGTATTGGTTGTATTCGCTTCTCGGAAAAGAAACCGTGACAGAAGTAGTAACTGACGTGTATGATCATCTCCTACAGGTGAATCATCTCTCAGAAAGTCCGAGTATCACATTGGCAGTTAGTGAACCAAATGGAGATTATGCGTTTCCTTTGTGATTTATTACTTCATTTACGTTGTCGGTCAGTAGAGAAGAAGCAAGTATGAGTATTGCTCTCAGTTCAAAGGCAGGTATAAAACAATGATCGTCGTATAATCCAGCTTATGTACAAGATTATCAACTCAAGCCAAAAAACAGTCTCTTCAAACTGGCGGATAATCTCGCAGGACTATCGGGAGTGAATCCTCAGTGTATCAAATCTTTTGAGATTACTATTGAGAGAACGAGTATTGAAGATTATTGTCTCTCTCAAGGAGAATGAGTGATGGACTATCTTACGGGTCAATATAGCATTACCGGAAGTATTACTGCTACGTACAATGATGAAGCGACTTTTAAAATCCCTGCTCAGAGTGATATTGCCAAGGCGTGTAGTTTTGAGCTAACGGATAGTCAGGTTAATATTGGAGGTGGAGAGAATCCTAGTATTAAATTCACTCTCCCGAAAGTAAAGTTTATAGAATTTTCTAGAAATATCAGTAATGGTGAAATAATCGAACAAACCGCAAATTTTAAAGCGTTTTACGATGCGACCACGGGAAAATATATCGATGTGAATCTTGTCAATAATCATCCAACGTATGTCCAATAAAGTATATTTTATTCCTTACTCGTAGAATATGAATGAAGAAATGAAACACATTATTTTAGAAAAACTTGCTCACTTGAGCAAGGATTTTGAGGTATTGGAGAAGAATAGTGAAAGTGCGTGAGATACGTTTGATGTTATTGCTACTTCTGAAGTGATCGATAGACATGGAGAAGTAGTCAAAATTGCCGGCATGGAAAGTGAAAACTGGTTTCAAAATCCCGTTATCCTCGCCAATCATAACTATACGATGGAAAATATTGTCGGGAAAGGTACGGAACTCTATGAAGATAAAAAGTGAAGACTGAGACTCAAGGGAGTATTTACCGATGCCACAGAAATGGGAAGAATTGCCAATGAATTGTATAAGGCTGGTTTTCTCAAGGCAGTATCTATTTGATTTATCGTAAAGGAGAGAAATGAAAGCAATAGAGATGAAATTACTAAGTGGGAATTACTGGAAGTGTCATTTGTTGCAGTGCCGGCAAATCCATCAGCTCTCGCTACATGAGGAGATACATTGCAAAAAGCTCTCAAACTCGGGTTGATGGTGGAAGAAAAAGAGCAAGTATCGCAAGTAGTAGACATTACAAAAATCAAAGAAGAGCTAAAAAAAGAACTCAAACAAGAAATTCTTGAAGAGCTGAGAAAAGATATGTCCGATGATAAGGACACAGTGCAAAAGGAAAAGCAGGAAGAAGTATTACAAAACTTCTTCAAAAACCTTGCCAAAAATGTTTCCAATTCTCTGTATCAAATGAAGCAATAGAAGCAGAAATACCATTTTATTTTTATAATTATTTCAATAATGAATGAAACAGAACTCAAAGCATTCCAAGAATCGCTTATTACAGAACTTGGAGCAGTAATGGATGAAAAAACAAAAACAGCAATAGAAGAGAAACTCAAAGAGGTTTCGACTAAAGAAGATCTCGAAAACATCAAAGAGGAAATCAAATCGGTAAAAAGATCATTGAAATTTGCATGAAATGAAACCGATGCATATAAGTCGGTGATTACCAATATTTTCAAAGCAGTAAAAAATCAGGCAGTGAGTAATGAAAGTCAGTTTAAAGCGATTGCTGATGCAGAGGTACAAAAAGCAATCAATGAAACCACTCTCACTGATGGTGGACACGGCGTCTTTACTCAATTTGAAAAAGATATTATCAGAGAAATGAAGACCAAGTTTCCTGTGGTTGATGCTATTAAATGGTACAATATTCAAAAATGAGATAAACTCAATATTCCAACAGTTACCAACGGAATTACATCTGCATGGGTATCTGAGTGAAGTGCGGGGAGTGCGTCTCAGCCAGTATGGGGAACCATCGCTCTTGATACGAATAAATTGTGGTCTTTGATTGAGATTACTGAAGAACTCCTCGAGGATTCTATGGCAACTCCTGATTTGTATGATTTACTCGTTGGATTTGTAGCGGAAAGTCAGGGAGCATTTTTATCAGAAGAAATCTTGAATGGAACAGGAACAGGTACGAGTAAGGTAGTTGGAATCAGGAATCTTGTCGGTGTGGGAGTATCGGTTGCGAATACGGCGACTTCGACTTCAGCACTGACAAGGCAAGATATCTTGGCAGTGGAAGGAACTTTACCTGAGAAATATGCGACTGATAGTGATTGTGTTTGGGTGATGAGTAGATATGTGTTTTATAGGCTCAGAGGTTTGAGTGATGAGTCTGGGCTTTTATTTCCTGAATTATCTCAAAGGAAATTGGATGGATATGATGTTATTATTGATACAAATGCTGGAGTGAATTCCAGTGTTACTGATGTGGCTGGTGGAGTATATGCTATCTTTGGAAATATCAAGAAATTTGTATGAGCAAAAAGAAAGGGATTTACTGCTGAGCTGGGATATTCGGGAACGGGGTTTGCTTCGGGGACGAAATCTTTGCGAGTGATTCAAAGGCTCGATGCCAAATCTGCGAGAAATGATGCCTTTGTATTAGCAAAACTGAAAGATTAGATAGGAAGAAGAGGATAGGCTCCTCTTCTTTACTGTAATTTTTAACGAAATCATATGTACGGAATTTTAAAAAGAGATTTTCAAAACTTTAGAAAATGAGACAAAATATTTATACCCAATATTACCAGTTTGGAACATCCGGAATATAGGGATCTCGTGGAGTTGAATGAGAAGAAGTTAGTGAAAAAAATGCAGAAACAAGATGTTGAAACGATAACGGCATAATATGCTCATAGATATAGCAGACATCAAGCTCTCTGTATGAATTGCCAGTGATGACGACACTCAGTATGATTTTTTGCGTCTTGTGTACAACAAATCAGTGGGATATGTGGAGAATTATATTTGATACTCGATAGAATCTCCAAAATATCCGCAAGAAATGATAGTGGAGTGTACATGAAAGCGTATATTTGTAGAGTATTTTGAGAATATGAAAATTGAGAAGGTGGAGAAGAATATTGGCAGTGATTTTGTGTCAGTTTGGGAGGAAGTATGAGAGGAGGAATATTTCTTAGAAAATAATGGAATCTTGAATGTGAAAAATCCGGTATTTTGAAAAAAAGCGTTTAAAATAGTATACACGTATTGATTTCAAAAAACAAATCTACCCAAAGATATACAGTGAATACTTTTATGACTCATAGGCTATTTTAAAAGCCAATCATGAGCAGGAGGTGATATAAAAAGTGAAACGGTTGATGGAGATAGAATAGAATTTGGGAAATATGTTGGAAACGGTGTGCTTGAAAATTTGAACGCACAACTTGATAAATATAAAAGATATGACGTTTATTCATAATGAGAGCTGTGCTACGATACAAGTATTGAAATATATTGATGGGAAGTGAACGTATATCAGTTCAGGAGTTCAGATTACAGGACACTTGAAAGAGATAGGAATATGAGATAAAACGTTTAATCTCGAAAATATTGCTGGAAAGTTGTATAAAATGACGTGTGCGTGAATACAGAACATCAAAGAAAGTGATAAGTGTGAAATAGACTGACAGATATATACCATTCAAGCAGTGAAGGTATCGCAAGGAATACACATGAAGACCACAAAAATATTACTCGTCAAATGAGATTATGTTTAATATACAGATAGATGCGTCGCAGATTGAGAAACTTTCACAAAAAATTGGTACAGCTGACGTAAAGAAAATTCTGCATTCAGGACTTCTAAAATCTATCACGCTTGCTGAAAGAGAAGCAAAAATCGAAAGTCCTATCAGAACCGGAAGGCTCAGAAAAGAGTTTAAAACAGAAGTAAAAGGACTGCAGGCGATACTTACCAATACGGTGGAATATTTTCCAATGGTGCATCAAGGGACGAAACCATACGCCATAGCACCAAAAAATAAAAAAGCACTCTACTGGAAGGGGGGTCATAATCCTGTCACAAAGGTCAGACATCCAGGCATAAAAGCAAATCCTATTTTTGCACGAGTACTGGAAAAAATAGAAAATAAAATCGCACCTATCATGAATGATGAAATAGGAAAATTTTTACAAACTCTCAGTGTCTCATAATATGCTCAATCTCACCAATATAGAAGCGAGAATCAAAGCACATCTCACCAGTATAGGTGATTTTCAGGTGGTGTATGATTATCATACGCTTACTCCCTCTTGATATCCGTATGCGAGTTTTGAACTGACGCATTTTGATGGAAATCCGCTGGATAATTGTACTGATGAGGTTGTTTTGGAATTTGGAATTTTGGTCTATCAAGAAACCACCAGTCTTGGTGGTAGAAGTGTTGCAAAAGTAAAACTTTATACCATCTTAGAGAAAATTATTAAGACATTCCGAGCGGATGCGACGCTTTCCTGAAGTGTGGTAGATCTCAATTTTCTCAGGTGAGAGCTGTGAACGTATGATGGAAAAGAGGGAGACGTGATGTTTTTGCAGGTATTTTTACAGGTAAAGACGACTCTATTTTTTAACGATTAACCTATGACAATATATACCTTTCCGAGATATGAAAAAAGTATTGAAGCGGACAGTTTGCGAGAAGCTGAGCAAAAACTCAAAGATGAATTAGATGTATCTCATAAAAAAATTGAACATGCAAGTAATAAAGATATGGCAAAAACTCAAAAATCTCATAAACATATGAAATAGGAAAAGTTTTGATGGTATGGGGCTATTATTCTGAAGTTCGGAGTCTGAACATCAAACCGGTATTGACTTTTACAAAGGATGGATTTATGCGTGTGTTTCGGTGATTACTGACTCTATTATTGGGTTGGAGAGGAAGTTTTATAAATCGAGAAGTAGAACAGATAAAGAGGTAGAACATCCTCTTTTTGAAGTGATTGATGATGAGATACTGGGAAATATTGTGATGAGCCTAGAATTGACGTGAGATTGTTTTATTTTGAAAGAAACATTTGGGAAAAAGGTAGAAAGTCTGCAGGTACTGAGGACTGATTTGGTGAATATTAAAACAGCAAATAGCTGACAGCTGTCGTGATATCAGTATAGCTTTCACGCAAAAAACTATTATTTTACTCCTGATGAAGTGATTCATATTTCACTGCCAAACCCGCGAACAACATATATGAGTTTCGATAAGGGTTTTAGTGTAATTGAAGCCGTAAAAAAACAGTTTTTGAGTGATATGAATGCTATCGGGTGGAATCTGAATTTTTTTAAAAATAACGGAAATGCGGGGACAATATTCTCCACCGATAAATCTATCGATACCGAAAAACAAAGACGTTTTCTAGAAATGTATAAAAGTGAGTTTCGCTGAACAAACAATGCTTTTAAGACACTTTTTCTTGATAATGGCATAAAAATAGAGAAAACGTGAAATATTCAAAAAGATATGGATTTTGTCGAACAGAGAAAATTCACGAGAGATGAGATTTTGGCTATATTTAAAGTGCCAAAAATCATTCTTGGATTGGCAGAAAGTGGCTATGCCGATAGGGAGAACAGTATTAAGGCATTTGCAACCTATAAAATTAAACCGTTAGCAAAAATAATCGAGAACGCACTCAATCGAGAACTTTTTAGAAATGTATGATATTTTACGTTTGAAAATATCATCCCAACCGATAATCAGCAGATTAAGGATGATTATCTGAGAGGAATCTGTACCTTGGAAGAAGCAAGAGCAAGTTTATGATATTCGCTTTTACCCAATACGAGTCACTTTATCAATGGGAAAAATCCATATACTAGAGAGCATGAACCCAGTGAGGAAACAGATACTGAAGAAAATGATCAAGCAGATGAGCAGTGAAAAGAGTTGTGAAAAATAGTAGAAAAAACGCTCAAATCTTTCACCAAATGAACGGATGAATGGAAAGAAAAAAGATGGCACAACAAAGTAGTGAGAACCGATCAGTATGAAGAACAGATGAGAAATAAAATGACTAGCATTTTTGAGAAACAAGAAAAACTTATCGTGCAAAATCTACAAAAATGAATCAAGAAACTCACTGATATAGAGACAGTGGATGATTTATGGAGTCAAGCAATCAGTTGACCACTCTATTGAGCTGCGTTTGTGTATTGGTATGAAACTATGATTAAAAAGGAGGGGAAAATAGCTATTGATGAAGTGGATAGTGGGCTGGTGTTTGATTTTTCAGATAATGTAGAAAAGTGGATTGGTAAAAATATTGATAGGATGGCAAAAGATATTGACACCAAGACTAAGCAGGATATGTTTCAGATTATCAAGACAGGAGTGCAGGAATGAAAGTCTACGGAAAATATTGTCAGGTTGATACAGAAGAAATTCCATGAATACAAAACTTCACGCATTAGTACGATTGCAAGGACCGAAGTTTCCAGATGATTGACATATTCGCGATTGGAAGCATGGGGGCAAGCAGGAGTGGAGAAAAAGGAGTGGTATACGGCTCTTGATGAAAGAGTATCTGCGATGTGTCAACCGATGCATGGGAAAATTATTACGCTTGGAGAAAATTATTTTCATAAGTGAGATACGCTCCCAGATGGAACTATTATTGACTATGAGGATATACAAGGACCACCGTTGCATCCGAATTGTCGATGTGATTTGTTGCCGATTGTGTAAATTCAAGAAGAAAACAGGGTTTACAAAATATATGTTGTAAATAAGTACCAAAGGAATACGGTAAAAGTATTCCTTATTTTTTAAGTTATTACCATGAGAACTATAACTATCTGAGAACATACTATTACTCTTGATCTCCCAAATGCTGGAGAAGAGCTCAGAGTACGACATATCGCGAAAATTCAAATGATTTGAGAGTTTGAAAAAGGGAAAGAAACGAGTCAAATAGTGAAAATGATTGCTATTCTCAGTGACAACGAAGAGAAAACGACGCAGATTATTGAAAATCTGACTATCAGTGAATTCACACAACTCAATACGGAATTTAGTGCTATTATGGATTCAGTCAAAAAAAAAGAGTTGAAGAAATAGTCCAAAACTATAGACAAGAAATTATCAAAAAAGAACCACAATATCAGAAAGAGACGCTGGAGGTGATGAATATGCTCAGTATCATGGAAGCATATCACTGGAGCTATGATGAATATATGAACACTCCGCAGTCGGTTATTGAGCTCATTATTGCCAAATCCAATATAGATGCAAAAAAACAAAAAAATGACGACAAGTTAAAAAGTAACACATTTTAGATGGCAAGTCTTGATTTAAAATTACTCATTTCTGCTGTAGATGAAGCTTCCTGACCACTCCAAAAGTTGTCTGGTTCGTTTAGTAGCTTTTATGAAAATCATAAAGCAGATTTAGCAATTCTGAATCAGGGGTTTTCTCATCTCAAAGATGCTTTATGAGGAGTACTTAGTGAGTGAATCAGTAGTGCGAGAGAAGCAGAATGACAGTATAATAGACTTAATCAAATACTCAAGACTTCTAGGTGAGCAACCGATGAACAGGTTAAAGGTCTTGAGTCCTATGCAGAGTCTCTTGCTCAGGTATGAGTGGCGAGCAAAGGAAATATTTTAACACTACAATCACAACTTGCAACTTTTGATCTCGAAATTGATAGTATCAAGGCTTTGACAAAAGCTACGGTTGATTTTGTAGTTTCTGAAAAATGAGCGATGGCGAGTGCTGAAGATTATAAGTCACTCTCCAATAGCTTAGCACAAGCTCTCAATGGAAATTTTTGAAGTCTGACAAAAATGTGATTTGTGTTGGATGAAAACACGAAGTCCATGATTACCAATGGAACGGAACTTGAAAGGGCGAATGCTATCGCAGAAGTACTGAACTCTACATATGAGGGGATGAATGAATCGGTCGCAAAAACCAGTGAGTGAATACAAGTACTTAAAGACAGAGCACTATGAGATCTCAAGCAAACGATTGCGGAAAGTGTGCTCCCAGTGATTGATAAGTTCAATCAGATGCTGATTCCTATCCTCCAGTCAACCGCACAATGGATACAAGAAAATCCAAAGCTCATGCAAACGCTTATTGCAATTGCGTGAGTAATTACGGGAATTCTTGGGATGCTTATCGCTCTTCCGCAAATTATGGGATGGATTTCTACCATAAAACAGTTAGTGACTGTACTGTGAGCAACTATTTGAACACTTTCTGCACCAGTACTCATTATAATTGGTGTATTAACGGCACTTTTTGTTGCTTGGCAGACCAATTTTCTGTGAATTCAAGATATTACCGATAAGATTTGGAAAAAACATCTTCAGCCTATTTTCGATGAATTTGTCGAAGAATGGATTCCGCTCATTATTGGAGCATTGCAAACACTTTGAGAGATCTTTCAGGAGATTTTTACTGCAATTTGGTGATTTTTGAAACCAATCGTTGAAACGATTGCACGTTTTATCGTGGATAACTGGGACACGATACGAGCCATGACGGAAGGTATATTTAAAGCTATTGCCTCGTTTATCGAGATGACACTTGGGACACTTATTGGTATCATAAAAGCGATTTTACAAGCATTCAACGGAGATTGGGCAGGTGCGTGGGAAACGCTGAAGCAGGTGTGAGAGGATTTTTGGAATGCGTATGTAGAATACTGTACGCAACTTGGAGAGGTATTGAAAAACTTGTTATTTTTACTGTGGGAGGCAATAAAAGGTATTTTTACCAAGGCTTGGGAATACTTAAAAATTGCAGTAAAAAGCGGATTGAACTTCATTATAAATACTATAAACGGAGTAAAAAATACTGTGCAGAATGCATTTAAGTGACTATGGAATGGACTTACTGAATTTGTTGGAAATATATTTGACCGTATTGTATGAAGAATAAAGGGGATGGTAAATAGTGCGATTTCTCTCATCAATGATGCTATTGATCTTGCCAATAAAGTTCCTGGAGTGGATATATGACATATCCCTACTCTTGATGGAGCAAGAGCAGAGGGTTGACCAGTGAGAAGTTGAGGAGCATACTTGGTCGGAGAACGATGACCGGAAATCTTTACCCCAAGCAGAAGTTGATATATCGTACCCAATCACGAACTAGGTGGATGAAGTCCGACTATCAATATCAATATATGAGGAGTGAGTGTGCGAAATGAAAGTGATATGAATCTGCTCGTGGATAAAATCAGGTACGCTCTGACTCAAGAGCTGAAGATGAAGAGAGATTTCGGAATAGTATAAAAATTTATTTTTAAATATTGAAATATGATGCCCACAAAACAACAGTTTCAAGATGAACGTGATGAGCTCATTTCAGAGAGACAATGAGCAGATGAAGGTGAAAACGTAAAAATATTTTCAATTACAGTATAAATATGTTGAATGGTATTTTACAATGGAATCATATCCTTGCTGGGTGATGAAATTTTCCAAATTTGAGTATATCTGCGTATATGCTCGGAGACCTGAGTCTGATACTGAATGGATATAGTATAAAAAATTTGAGTATTGTCACGGAGAATGATGTCAATATGTATGATAGACCGCTTTTGAATGGGAGAGGATTATTATCTGCATACAGGAGATGAAGAAGTGTGAGTTTTGATATAACGATTAGGTGAATATCAGGTGAGGATTTAGAAACCAAGATTGATGAGTTTCGAAAAAGGGCCTTTTCAAAAAATATTCCATTTATCAGGCATATCAATGGAAAGGCACGTATGATGCGACTGAATGCAAACTCCATCCCTCTGGCATATAAGCATTATAACACCACATGGGTACAAATGAGCTGTAGTTTTAGCTCGATTGATGGAGCATCAAAAAGTTTGATTCAGAGTGATGTAACTCTTCCTGGATTGAGTGGTTATTTTGAGGATGAGCTGAAAAATGGAGGGAATGATATTTCGGACAGTGAAGTGATATATATCGTAAATAGTGGAGGATGACCTCAAAAAACTCTGAGTTTTGGGATGAAAGGCGATAATACGATGAGTATAACGGAAGATATCGCTGACCATGATGTTATTACGTTTGATTTAACCAACTTTACCGTCCGAAAAAATGATACAGAAATCGAATGGGAAGGACAGATACCTCAGATACATCCCGGAAGTAATATATTTGAGATTTCACTGTGAGATGTAGAGTGTGATGTGTATATTCTTTATAATGAAAAATTTATTTAATCAGCATTATGTTTAAAATTCTTTTATACGATAAGTATCTTCAGCTCAAGAAAACCCTGAATCTGAAACATATGATAGATGTGGGCAGTTTTTCGGGTACATATAATAATGGATTGAGTGATACGAGTTTGATTATCGATCCTATGGCAGGAGAGGAAACAATTACAATGTACGATATTGTAAAAATCACTAAAGATGCTCAGCTGATTTATTCTTGATTTGTAGTTGGTACGACCAAGCATCTTACTGCAAACTGAGAAGAAATGGAGGTACGATTGGTGTGATTGGTTGGGCTTTTGAGTAGGAATTATGGAAATTTTTGAAGTATTTCTGGCAGTCGTAAAAGTAGCGATTTTGTCAAAGAAATTATAGATGAATTCAATGAATTATATGGATATCCTATTTTTAACTATACCGCTGAAAGTATTCCTGAGAGCGATGATGACTTTACATTGTATTGGTGAGGGAAGAATTATTTGGAGGGATTGAACGATATATCTGATCTCAGTGGAATCAGATTTTATATCGGAGCTGATGGAGTCGTGCATTATAAAGAAAGATGAACTACCGCAGATCACCTGCTGACTTTTGGGAAAGATGTGATGGAGTTGGTAAGAGAGAAAAACGGGGGCAAAATCTGCAACCTCCTCAAGCTACAGTGGGGAGAGGACCCCGTGACGACTTCATGGTACGAAGATCTTTCCTCGCAAGTACAGTATAAAATCTTGCAGGTAAATACGACTAAAAATGAAATTCAAGACCAGGCGAGTGCGGATAAATTTTGAAACGGATATATTGCCAAGTACAAAGATATTATCATGAATACCTCAATTATAGTAAGTAACTCATACAATTATTACATGATAAAGCCGTGAGATATGATAAAAATCAGAAATACATGAGAAAATATGGAGCTGACACAGGTGGCGAGAATAGAATATGGGTTTGAAAGTGCAAGAATTGAATTGGAACGATACGACAGTTTGGGAAATATCATTTTTTCAAAGGAATAGGAATTTTATATTTTAATATTATAGTATGCAAGAAATCAGTAATACCGCAAGAAGTAATTTGGTGGGTGGAATTACCCCACAATCCACCGGATTTATCGTGAAAGAATGAGAAGGAGTGTTATTTAAAAATATTACCAGTACTGTGAGTGGAAGAGTGGTGATAGAAAAACTGGTGAATGGAGATGTAACGAGGAGGGAGATTGTAGAGGTAAAAGTGAATCCGAATAATCCAGATACCTTTGTTTTTGTAGAAAACGGAAGAGCGGTAGAAGCGTGTGTGCAAAATGATACTGCAAATCCAAGGACTCTCACGCAGGAAATTTTAGCGTTTGATAATAGTGATATTGTGAGTCAGTATATTACGGAAAGTTTTTATACGCAACTGACTCAGAGGTTTCACGAAAAAATTGATAAAGTCTCAATACTTACTACTGAACCAACACTGAGTGCCACCGATGATCAAGTGGTAAGTGCAAAACGTACTTGGTCGATACTCTGAGCTGGATTGAATACGCTTGCAACGGGAGCAAAAAATATCGTATGAAGCCTCAATGAACTCTATAACAGACTCGTCAGTACGGAACCGACGCCAAGTTCTACCGACCAAGAAATCACCAGTGCAAAGAGAATGTGGACGATGATGTGATGAGCAACTGCATCACTGGTAACGGGTTCAAAAACACTGGTGGGCGGAATCAATGAAAACTATAAAAAATCTCTCAAGCTCTATCAAATTGACAGTACCACGGATACGTTTGTTGATACTCCATGAGATGATATCGTAGATCCGTATGATATAGCGGATTCTTTGACGTTTTTGTCTCCTCCGAATACGGTAGGAGACTATGGAATAGTGTTGAATGATGCAACGAGTATCAATGTATATAAGTCGACTGATTGAATAAATTGGACTTTTGTTGATTCAAAAGATATCAGTCATAATGTCTCTTTTCGTTGCGGGAGAAATGGAAGTCTCAACTATTGGAGGAATAATAGTTGGTATGGATATACTCAATGAGTAGATTTGAATGATTATTACACAAAAGGGCAAACTCAGACACTCATTACTCAGAATATAAACGATAATTATTTTTCGAGTTTTTGACTCCGTATACCTGCTGATGTTGAAATAACCCTCATGACAAATGCTATTGCCCGGGGAACATTTGATGTTAATCAATTTTTACAACGAAAAAGTCCATCTGATACGAATTGGATCAGATATTTATGACATACTGTAGGAGGGTATAAAAATATTACAATGAGTGCATGGGTGATGGCATGATGTAAGCTGTTGAGTAATGTTGATTACTTCCTAGATACCAGTGAAGTATGATTGTGAAATCTTGCACCATTTAAAAAAGACAGTACTTGAGCAACTGAGGAATGAGATATCTTTTTTGAGAATGGTACATACTATAAAATTGTTGGATGAGAGACAATAGATATAAATAGTGAATTACATCCTGACTTTGCTAGCAAGACGCTTCTTGTTGGACTTTCAGGTACCTGGAATCAACTAAAAAAAATAACACTTTATGTATATAATTCCCCAAGTATATCATACTTAGGGACGTGAGATTTTACTGATGGTGGAAATGCTGGAAGTTTTTCGCTCTATTGATCTTCTGTAAAAATCAGATGTTTTTTTTGATATACCAATTGAAGCAATACATCGAAAAGTATCAGTGATGGAGAAAAAACAGTACAGTATACCTATGATGTGTGAATGGCAAAGAGTTATAGACTGAATATCAATGGTATATATGAGGTGATTGCTGGTTTTGGTGATGGAAAAGCCGAATTCACTGATGTGGTTATTACTGCAAGAATTGAGTTTATGTCCAATGATGTGGTGGTGGATTTTGTGGAGCAAGATTATAGTATTGCGAATTATTCTTGAAACATAACCGGATATAACCGGGATACGAAACGATGAAATGTAGTATTTGGAAATATAATCAAAAGAAATGTGATTGATTTTGAAAAGGTGAGATATAGCTTTACAAAAAAGAGTGGTACGATGACATTTTCTTTGCCAAATAGTAATTGAAATAAATGAATCATCAGTACGTACAACTTTTATGTGCACAATACGGGAAGTGCGACGGGAAATATAGGAGGTTTAGTTGTGTGATATTAAAATATGTGTAACACAATCAAAAAAATACTGACCAAGTATCAGGTTTCACTTGCAGAACTAGATAGACTCGAAGAAGCGTGAGTTATAAACGGGTGCTGATGAAAGTGAGGAGTGAATTTTGATACGATTATTAGAGAATTGTGTTTATGATTGCCGTGATTTTCTTACGATGAAGCGACAGAGTTGTGGAGAGATATACGCATTTGTTGTATGATTCATGACTATCATTTTTATACAAAGATATGATTTTATAAAGCAAATTTTATTTTTGCAAAAAATATCTTTCTCCTGACGAAATGGAGTGGAGTATGCAAAAGAATGGTTTTATGTACTACTATTTTCCTACTCTTAAACACGTATGGCAAAAAATTTTACTATTAAATGAGGAAAAATGAAACACTACGACTGATTAGCAGGCATTCAAGCAGAGCTGAAATATATGCAGAAGAGTATTGATTCGGTAGTAGAACTTCAAAAAAAGCAAAATGAGATTCTGAATAAATATGTGATTTATGAAAAAGAAATCTATGAGCTGAGTAGTAATCAGAAGGAACATTCACAAAGGATTAGAGGATTGGAAGACTGGAGACTGAAGATGATGGTGATATCTTCGCTTGTTGCCTCGCTCGTTGCGACGGTGATAGGAATACTAGTGAAATTTATATAATTTTTTTTAAAAAAACTATGAAACAAGAACATGTATTACCTCCGGATGGAGCACATTATGAATATGACGAGAGGGATTATGATGGAGAATTATTGGGAATAGATATCGCTACTCTTCCAGATGTTGTAGTAAATGATGATGGTATGATTCAGGATCAAAATAAGGCAGGATATCCGATGTGATGTGTGCATTTTTCTGCCAGTATGAATGATAATTATTCTAATTGGAGAGATAAACAAAATGAGAGATCTACTGGATGACAAGTGGTGAGGGTGTCTCCCACCTTTTCGCCAGATCATGGAGACTATATCAATGCATGACCGAAAGCACTGCTCAAGTTATGACATATTGAGTGATATTTTACTGTTTCATGACTTCATAATATTCTCTATCAAATTGCACAAAAAAATATTATTCACGTAGGAAGTAATACGATTGATTGGGGTAAAACATATCGCAATAACTTTGAGGCAGTGATAGGAAGAGGAAGCTGACACGCTTTTCAACTCATATGATACAATAATACCTCTCAAAAATATATATATAAATGATGGGAAATATCACCGTATTCGCTCATCGCGAAAAATAGCTATGATAGTAAGCCGTATTTCTGTATAAAATTTGATGATTTTGATAGAGCTCTCTATCCAACGAAGTATTACTTTGTAAATACAAAAAAATCTATTTTACAACATAAAAAAGATATTATGAACAATCTTACCCATAAAAGTGCAAAACTCACCTTTTTACTATGAATTTGGAATGGACAGGATCCGAAGCAGAATATAACTCGAGAAGATGCGAATGTCATGATTTATAGAGCTCTTGAAAAGATGTGATTTGACTTTACTGAGGTAAAGAATGAACTGGAAGAATTGGAAAAATAATTATCTACTTTGAGGAGAAGTTGCATAGATAATGGCTTTCAGTGCGAAAAAGGTTTGTAGAACCTCTTCTGAGTTTTTGAAGAGAAAAGAGGCAAGACGTTGAATGAGAGTGTGTTTTTGGTTCGACTCTTGTTTTAGAAGGAGTACCAAGTGAACATTTATCAATCGAAAGGTTTTATATAACGATTTTTCCGCTATGTAAAGCCTTTTTTCGTGGTCATACAAAAGTTCGACGGTGA